CGCTTGCGACGTGTTTTCCTACTTTTTGGCAGAAGTCCGGCAGCCATTTGCTCGTTGCTATCTCTGTTATAATTTGGGATTTCGTCACTCACGTTTAATTTTCAAATCATGCACCTTTTGTAACCAATCTTTCCATTGCTTCCTATCTCCGTACATTTCGTGATGTTTGCGGCACAATGCCATCAGGTTTTCGATACGGTCAGCTGTTTTGCTTCCACCCATGCCACGCGCCTGAATGTGGTGAATATCGTTTGCCACCGCACCGCATACCTCACACGGGATAAAATCACCGGGCGAATAGCCGAAATGCTGGAAATATATCTTTGTATGTTTCTGCAACGATGCAAAGTTTGTTCAATTTTCAACAGATATTTTTTAATTGTGGATAACTATTTAAAAAAAACTTTACAAAATTTTTGTGTAAATGCTTGCAAGTATAAAAAATTATATTACCTTTGCTGTATGGAACACAATAAAACAATAACTTATTCTTACCTTGATAGTAAGGATTGGAAAGAAAAAACCCGCACAGCCGAGATAGATTTTATAAAAACCTATGCTGCCAATGATTTTGCTGTTCACCTAAAAAATGGCAAGGTAATTTTTGTAGAACCTATAAGAACAGAGCTTTGGGGTAAATCTGGTAAGCGTCTTTCAATTATAAATTCATTTACATTTGCATCATGAACACAGTATTTGAACAAGGACATCAGGCAGCAGCCGAATTTGATGCCGACCTGCACGATGGCATCAACCCGTATCGTCAGGGTACTTACCAATTCAACGAATGGGAAAAGGGCTGGGCGTGGTATTTTACCATACAAAGCCGAATTGACTATGCTGATGCCCAGCAGGAACAACAGAAATTTGTTGAAAATAATTTTGCAAAGTAAAAGTTAAGTATTATATTCGCGTATCGGATTAACAGGACTTCAACCCCCTGCCGAAATTTAAGAGCATGACAAACGACTTTAACTTAACACCACCTACAAGTATGATGCGGCTAAGCTCTGGCCGGGTTGAACATCAGAACGTGGGTGGTGTTTTGTTTATGAATATAACAAAACCCAAACCTATCCCGGCCGATATCTGCAATCGGTGCCTGGAAGAACTGGAAAATCAAATCATCCAGTTGGAAGTCAAAAAGCAAAACTGCACAATCAAAGAGCATCTGCCTGTTTACAAGTATGAGATGCACAAATTAGGATTTCAGCAGCTTTACTACACAGAATGTAAGCGTTTATTTATGAAAGGGCAAATGCAATGAGTGGTGGTTGGATAAAAATACACCGCAAACTTTCCGAGCATTGGATATATCAAGATAGCAACTACCTGCATTGGTGGATTGACATCCTGCTTGCTGCAAACTTTGAGGATAAAAAGGTACTGATTAAGGGTGCTTTGTACGATTGCAAACGTGGTCAAAGCGTGTATTCACTTGATACATGGGCTAAACGCTGGAACACGGATAAAAGCAAGGTACGTAGGTTTTTAACTATGCTAGAAACTGACGGCATGATTACACTTGAAAACATATCTGTTTCGACACGGCTAACTATTTGTAAATATGAGTGTTACCAAGACGAGCGACACGCAGACGAAACGCAGGTGAAACGCAAACGAAACGCAGATGAAACGCAGATGACACCAACTAAAGAATTTAAGAATGATAAGAAAGAAAAGAAAGAAGAAGAAATATATATACACTTTGACCACCTTTTTATTTCTACTGCCGAGCATCAGAAACTGATTGATGCGGGTTATACAGAAGAGCAGGTGCATGAAATTTACCAAGATATACAAAACTACAAGGGTAACAAAAACTACAAATCACTATATCTGACTGCCCTAAAATGGCTGGGTATGAATAAGACAAAAGAGCAGGCCAAAACCTCAAACCCGAAATGGCTAATTGCACATGGTGATAACATCATGCAGATTTGTGAAACCGAAGAACAGGCAAAAAAGGCACTGGAAAATATCAAGTCGCAGTTGAAACATTGTCCGTATGAGGTTAGATTTGAAGCCAACTTTGTAAGTCAATACGAAAGGTTAGTATTTTGAACTACGGATTTTACAATATCGAAATTCCTGCCGGCAAGACATCTGGGGAAGTGCAAACACTCTGCCCGCAATGCAGCCATACCCGGAAAAAGAAAACCGATAAATGCCTATCAGTCAACCTTGATAAGAAAGCATGGTATTGTCAGCACTGCACATGGAAAGGTGCAATAATTGACCGCCCGGAGGTGGTAAAATATGAATTGCCGGAATGGAAAAACAACACCACACTATCCGACAAAGTGCTAAAATGGTTTGAGGGTCGCAGGATAACAGCATCCACACTCAACAAGATGCAAATCACCGAACAGATGGAATGGATGCCGCAGGTTAGCAAGGAAGTTAACTGCATCTGTTTCAATTACTTTGAAAATGGGCATTTGAAAAACACAAAATACCGGGATGGGGCCAAGCATTTTAAGATGCACAAAGGGGCTGAACTTATCCCGTACAATATCGACTGCCTGCAAACTGCAAAACAGTTGTGGATAGTGGAAGGTGAAATGGATGCACTATCCCTGATTGAAGCTGGAATTGAAAACGTGATAAGTGTTCCAAACGGGGCACAGCCAAATCTCACTTTCTTTGACCGCTTTATGCCAATGTTTGACCACATTGAAAAGATACATATTGCGGTTGACAATGATGCACCCGGCATTGAATTACGCAATGCCATTGCAGAGCGGTTTGGCAAAGACAAATGCGATTACATCGTTTTTACTGATTGCAAAGATGCAAACGAATATCTACTGCTCAATGGTGCATTTGCTTTGAAAGATGCGGCACAGAACTTCACGGAGTTTCCGATGGTAGGTGTGTTCAGCATTACAGATTTTTTGCCGGATATTGAAAACTTATACAACTACGGACTACCTGCCGGGGCCGATACCGGAATGTGGGGGTTTGACCAGCATTTAAAGTTTCACAAAGGATATTTGACCACGATTACAGGAGTACCCGGACACGGTAAATCGGACTTCCTAGACCACATCATTGTCAAACTATTGCAACGGCATGGCTGGAAAGGTGCATTTTATTCACCCGAAAACAGGCCAACGGAATTGCATATCAGCAAGCTGCTGAAAAAAATATCACAACGGCCATTTATGGGGCAAGACCGCATGACACAGGATGAAATATACGAGGCATTGTATCTACTGGAAAACAGCATCTATTTTGTGAAACCCGAAAAGGACTTCACGCTGGAAAGCATTTTGTCAAAGGTGGCCGAATTAAAGAACCGCAGGAACATTGATTGGTTTGTGATTGATGCGTGGAACAAATTGGAACATCAGTACAGCGAAAGTGAAACAAAATACATTGGGCAGTCGCTGGATAAGCTGGTAAATTTCTGTGAGCGGTATAATGTGCATTGCTTTTTGGTGGCACACCCTAGGAAGATTGCAAAGCGTGACGGCAAAAACTATGACATACCTACCCTTTACGATATTGCCGGTTCGGCAAACTTCTTCAACAAAACCGACAATGGCATCACCGTTTACCGTGACTTTGACAAAAACAAAGTTGAGGTGCATATCCAAAAAGTAAAATTTAGCCATTGGGGGAAAGTGGGCCAGCAAAATTTCACATACGATTTACAAACAGGACTTTATATTGAAACAACATGATATATAATTTAGATTGTTTGGAGCTGTTAAAACAAGTAGCAGACGAAACTATTGATTTAACGATTACATCACCACCTTACAATTTGGGAGTTAAGCACCATACCGGAAACAATGTTTTTAAAGCGTATGATGAATACATTGACGATATGCCAGAAAAAGAATATCAACAGCAACAAATAAAGGTGCTAAATGAGATTTACAGAGCAACAAAGAAAGGCGGTAGCATAATGTATAATCACAAGAACCGAATTAAAAATGGAAAGCAAATAACGCCTTATGAGTGGCTTTTAAAAACAGAATGGACTTTGAAGCAAGAAGTAGTTTGGTTTAATGGCTCACAAAATTTTGATAAGTGCAGATTTTATCCAATGACCGAAAGGATTTATTGGCTATCCAAAGGTACAAATACAAATTTTATAAATACAATAAACCAACACGATTTAATAAAAGATACAGCCGAAGGCACAGATAAGGAGCATAAAAGAGCATTTCCTGTATCATTGGCACAAAGATTTATTATTTGTTTTCCTAATGCAAAATTGATATTTGACCCATATATTGGTAGTGGAACTACTGCAATAGCAGCTATAAGAGAAAACAGAAAATTCATTGGTTGTGAATTATCAAAAAAATACTATGAAATAGCAAACAAAAGAATTGAAAATGAAAAATTACAAATAAAATTATTATGAGAGCAAAAATAAAAAAACCAAAGACAAACAGCCGCACCACTTTCCGCATGAGCGAGG